AATGATCTAAATAAGTCCCATATTAAATATGCGAACAGTATATAGAATCCCTTCCTATAGAAGTCGTGCTTATTGTATAATTTCTCTGAGATATATAACCTCTTTTCCTTTGCTTTTGTATTCATTTTATCCTACTATAGCAGTAGGAGTTTGATACCCATCCATACTTGACTCTAATCCATCTGTTGCAAGTTCTAACTGCACTATAAGACTGTCTGGAGTACCTACAAAGGTACATCCAACGATTAGAAATTCACCATTATGCATAAATTCATCCTCTACTACCCCACCAGACTCAATCGGTTGTTTTAAATCTAAATTAATGGTTTGCCCACACGATATATTAGTCCTTCCAGATATGGCCACATTCACAGTGTTAGATGATAACAATTGTCTTACTGACTGCCTCTTAAAGTTACCTAATTGAGTCTTATGATGGAGATTGTTAATCGTGGTATCTTTTCCATTAATATTCATTGGGGTTTCATACCCAAAGTCCAAGGCTGCATCTGTATAATCTATAATACTGTCTAATGACTCACTTTGTGGGGCAATATCTAATGCTTGTCCCGCCACTGCACCATCCGCAGGCAACCTAACCACCTCTGGTGCAACTCTAAAGGGTAATGACTTGGATATGTGTCCTTTAGTCTTATATTCCCCTTTGGAATCCATGTCCCACTCATCTGCATCTGCAATTCTGAATGGTATCTCTTGATAAATCTTGTTAATGGGATTCATGGTAATTCTCTTACCAGAATACAACCCATTTTTTGTGTTCTCTAATACATTAAATAAAGCAGGTTTACTAATATCATATATGTCTGTACCTGGCCCCGGCCTCTTACCTTGTGATCCATCTTCATCATATGATGCATTTGGATCGCCTGATCCAGCAAGTGCTTCACCAAATACTGCATCACCACCCAAGTATTTGAGTCCATACATGTCTTCTATCTTATTAAGTTTGTATCCCTTGTTTGCTGTTTGGTACATGTAGTAAGAATTAGGTGTCATTCCTTCTTCTGATTGTGCATAGGATACTAGTCTATTAAGGGTCTCTGAGACTGTCCAGTTAGGGACAACACACTGGATATTTCCTTCTGACTTTATCCTAACACCAGTGTATTTACCATCTGGTTTCTTATCAGAATCCTCTCTAATACCCAACTCTTCCTTCATTATTTTTGCACATATATCGGATACTGTTCCATTATATGCACGAGAAATTCTTTTTCTATTTGCCTGTAATGCTTCTGGTGAGACAAAGTGCAATGTATATCTAGTGGAATTACCATCTTTCATCATTTCTGTGACTTTATATATTCTGAATACTAAGTCAATTTGTTCTTCATAAGGGACTTGTTCTTCTGGGCCCTCTATCCCTGCTAAATGAATACGAATATATTCCTGTCCAGTAAACCCCATACGATTAAAAAAGTTTGCACCATCACCTATCGTAATGGAGCCAGTGATAAAATTTTGATAAATTGATTCAGTGATTTGAAACTGTTCAAATATTTCTACTACTTCGTCTTGGATGCCTGCATTATTTGATATTGTTAGAGACTCAATAAAATATCTATTAGGAGTACCCTGTCCTATGAACATCGGCATAATATTACTCCCTAATTAAATCTCTGAACTCTTTGACAATCTGGTGTGAATATCCTAATGGAATATATTTAAGGAATTTTGCATCATCATTAAGTTCTCGTTCATGTTCTGCATTAGTTTTTACTGTATACGCTGCATTATAAACTGTTGTTTTATTATCTTCACTGTCAATATAATAGTGTGGTCTGTCTTTATAATCAGCAAATGAATATAATGTGAAAGATTTCTCTGACTTACTACCTATAACTGTTTCACCTGTCTGGAATGTTCCTTGTACATCATTAACTACTACATGATTAAATGTTGGATCAATATTAATTGCATATCCTGTTGCTTTGGATGTTGATCCTGTTATCTTTTCACCCATAGTGAACTTACTATCCGCAGATGACACTATAGATGTAGATACTTCTGCAACTAGTGCTGTTCCAATATATTTTCTGTCAATATATTTTTCTTGCATGAAATTTGACCTTGGCCAATCACTCCATACTGTTAAATGTTCGTTCACTAACCAGAATAACCAATATAATGTTCCATCACCATACACTTTAGATGCAGTTGCATCTGGTCTATCTCCATCTCCAACATGCATAAATTCGTACCCTGTCGCACTCTCTTCTTTATCCCCAAATACTCTTACCTGTCTGAATAAATCCTTAGCCCTATGTAATACTCCATCTTTATTGATGTCGTAGTCAATAGTTGGAAAATGTCTAAAATAATTTGTTGCCATTCGTTACTCCTAGCCTGTTGGATCACCTGAGCCATCTGTTGCTTGTGGTGAATCTTTTATTTGTCCTTCTTGACCCTCTAATTCTTCATGGACACTTCCAATACCTTTTGTTCTATTAACAGATACATTCTTATCATATCTGTCTGCATCCATAGTGATAAGTTCAGTGAAATCTACACTTAATACTACACCATTTGGATGAACATCTGTTATTTTCTCTCCAGCTCTTGAATACACAAAATTCATATCATGACCACCAGAATAGTCAACATCAACCTTAGTGATTGCTGATGGTAATGGTTTCTCCATGTTATTTCTAACATCTCCAGCAATATCTATATCCCACATTGCAGGCAATATAAACATTCTTGGTGATTTTAATGAAACTGTAGGTAATGCAGAATGTTTTAATGCATATATGATCTGTTGGATTGCAAGGGAATCTTCATGGTTGTATGGATGTAATTCAAATGAATAACTATGTGTTCTAAATCCTACTCCCTCAAATAGTTGGAATTTAACTGGGTTTTGTACTATACCAGACTGATATGGTCTTATATTTGACATCTTATCCTTGACCTCTTTCCATTTTTCAGTACCAGCTTGCAATACACCAGCACCAGCAGTCTTTATACCATCCCATACCCCATCAGAATTCATCACTTGGCCTGCAGTAGCACCCATAATACCCACTTCCTCACTCTTATATGTCATTGAAATATTATCGTTTATCTTAGGTAGATATAATCTTATCTCGTAGTTCTTTCTCTTCTGGCCAGCTCCTACATCAAATCCTTCCTGTTCTAATGTTCTAAACACAATCCAGTTATTAATAAATGCTGAATTTGGATCAGTAGGAAATTGCAAAGGTTCAACTTGTGGTAGTGGAGTTGAATATGCCTCGGCACCCAATTTCATCTCTGCTTTTCTTACTTGTGAAGCAGACTCTGCCATTGTTTGTTGGAGTGAAGTAATTTCACTGGGTATATTTGAAGTAGATATACCTGTTGCAGACTTTAACAGATCATCTAGTGCATCTGCTATGTTTGCATTGAATAAGTTTCTTTGCCCTGCTAGTGCAGAGTTTAGATCGTTTTTAATTGATCCGATAAGTTTTGATTTTAGACTCGATAGTAATCCCATCCTAAATACCTTTATTAAGTTATTTTATATAAGGTATTTATATGAGTTACAAGGGAAGATTCAAACCAATTCACTGGAAAAAGTATAAAGGTGATCCAACTAAGGTCATTTATCGTTCTTTGTGGGAGTTAAGGTTCATGAAATACTGTGATACTAACGATAGCATCCTAAGATGGTCTAGTGAAGAGATTATCATACCATATCGTAGTATAGATGGTAGAGTACACCGATATTTTCCAGACTTCTGGATTGAATACAAAAAGGCTGATGGAACAGTCGATAGGGATATCATTGAAGTCAAACCAAAGAAATTTACACAACCGCCTGTTCGTGGTAAGAAATCTAATGGTCGTTATTTGAAAGAAGGTAAGAGATATGCAATCAATGAACTCAAATGGGATGCAGCTCGTGAATACTGTTTGAATCGTGGATATAATTTTAAAATATTAACAGAAGATCACCTAGTTAAATGACATAAATACATATATGGCAGGTAAACTATTTGACAGATTAGAGAGGGAAGCCTTTAGAGGTGGTATCGAGGCAAGGACAAAGAAGTCAATGACTTGGTTTCGTACTCGTGTGTCTCAGATAAAAAGAGTGAGTAGAAAGGGATTAGTCTCAGATCAAAGACAACGGACTAACCCAATATTAGGCGATATGGTTATGTACTTCTATGACCCTAAACATAAGAAAACTCTCCCTTACTACGATAGATTCCCTTTATGTATACCCTACGAAAGAGCAAAAGGTGGGTTTAAGGGACTTAACTTACATTATTTACCACATACAATGAGGGCTCAATTCCTAGATCAATTATTTGACTATACAAACAATGACAAATATGATAATTCAACAAGATTTAGATTGACTTGGGAATTGATACAAAAGATTAAAGGTAGACCTTACTACAAAGCATGTGTACATCATTATTTAACTGCACACATGAAGTCTAGAGCTGCAATAGTTGACAGTGCTGACTGGGAAATTGCAATATTCCTACCTGTAGAATCGTTTAGAAAATCTGGACTTGCAAACATATATAAAGAGTCCAAGAGAAAAATAGCTGCAGCAAAATGAAAATAGATAGATTTAAACAATCAATAGACAACTTACCTCGTGCAAATAATTACACTTGTTCTTTATTTGCAAATTTATCAGTAGATCATAAAGACCCTGCTGTTGATGATGAAGGTACTGCAACTGGTGAAACAACAGATAGAAGAAATACAAGTGTACTTAGAATGAGAGGAATAAGGTGTGAGTCTATGTCAGTGCCTGGCCGAGGATTCTTAACCCATACACCAACAGAGCATGGCCCTCGTAGAACTGTCCCACTTGCACCAATGTATGACCCCTTTGATTGTATCTTTCAATTAGAAAACTCATATGAGGACAGACAACAGTTGGAGATGTGGCAACAACATATGGCATCCCCAGCCTCAGAATTTTATAGTAATTATTTCGATAATTACAAAGGAACCATTTATCTAGAACAACTAGATAAATATGGACAAGTAATATATAGATGTGTACTTGCAGATGCATGGCCATTACAATTAGGTCAATTGCAATTTAGTAGTGGGTCTGGAGACTTCACGAAATGTAATGCACAGTTTATGTATAGATATTGGCATAGTGAGTTTACGAACTCTAAAGCCGACAACTTTCTTGGTGGTGTTATTCAGAAATTTGGAAAGAAATTAGGAAGAAGAATCGCTAAGAAATTAGAAAATGAAATATTTGGGTAGTAATACCCTTTTTTAAGATGGAGAATATATTATGTCGTTACCAAAGGTAAATCAGATCGAATATGGTGTTGAGTTACCAATAAGTAAACAAAAGGTGAAGTTTCATCCATTCACAGTAAAGGAACAAAGAACTCTTTTACTTGCATTGGAAGATGGTAGTGCAGAGGTTATTGGAACAGCACTCATCAATATAACACAGTGGTGTTTGTTAGATGAGATAGATGTTAAAACACTTGCAGGGCCTGATCTAGAATGGTTGTTCCTACAGATAAGAATGAAGTCTGTAGGTGAGACATCACAAGTTAGGTTTACATGTGAAGAATGCGATAGTCCTAATGACTACGAAATTGATCTTACCAATGTCCAGTTATCAGAAGGTGACATGGAAGCAGGGAAGATCATGTTAGATGATAAAGTAGGTATGACACTTGCACCACCTTCTTTCGGCACTGTCGAAAGGTTGTTAGAAGGTAAGGAAGAGTTAGATGTCGAAACATTGTTTAGTTTAGTTGGGGAATGTGTAGATAATATTTTTGATGAGGAGTTTGTTCATAATAGAGCAGACTTTGAGGAAGATGAACTACAAGTCTTTATAGACAGTTTATCATCTGAAAACTTTGACAAGATATCTGCATATTTTGAACAACTACCAAAACTTTCTTATACAGTTAATTATAAGTGTAATAAAGAAGGTTGTGGTCATGAAAATGAAGTAGAGTTAGTAGGACTTGCCAATTTTTTCGGATAGCCCTCTCACATGATAACCTTGCAAATTATATGCAAACAAACTTCGGTTTGATGCAACATCATAATTATAGTTTACAAGAGTTGGAACAACAACTGCCGTGGGAGAGGGAGATTTATATTTCTCTTCTAATGCAATGGTTAGAAGAAGAGGAATTGAGACGAAAGCAAGAACAGAATAGGGCTAGATAACCTTGTTCTAAGTTTAATAATAGGAGAGATTAGTTATGCCAGATCAAGTAAGTATGGACATGACCAGAAATGAGGTTCAAATAGACCTCGATAAGTTTATGGCAATGTCCGCAGAAGTATCTGACCTAAAAGATCAACTGAGAGAAGCAACTGACCCAGAATTGCAAGACAAAAGAAATCCATGGCAAAAATGGATTCACCTTGCAAAAGCTGTGGATGCATGGAGAATATGGCCTCGTGCATTTTTAAGTGTTTATATCTTCCTCATTTATTTTGTAGTAATGTGGTTTATAGATTTACCCGCACCTACTATGGAACAAAGTGGACTGATATCAATACTAGTTGGAGCAGGAGCTGCTTGGTTTGGATTGTATGTTAATAGTGCATCCAAAGATCATGCGTCTGATGCAAACGGAAAATAAGTAAATAGGAATATCAAATGGCCACGACCAAAGATAACGAGTCTTTAGATCAAAAGAAAGCCGTCAAGGCAGCCTTGGATGAGTCATTATCCCTCAAAGAATTATTAGCAATTAATGAGGATCAAAGAACTGACGCCCAGAAGAGGGAAATTCGTAGACTCAAACAAGATAAAAAGGTTGCAGATACTGCTGAGAAGAAAGCACAAGCTCTTCATGACCTTGTAAAAGATCAAAAAGAGGCAGTTGAAAAACTGAATGACACTACACAAACTTCTTTCAAAGAGATGGGAGTAGATGGTCGAACTGGCGTTGGTAAACAGTTAGAAGCAATTGCACAACAAAACAATTGGTCTAAAGCAAGACTTGATGTTGCAAAAGAAAATGCAAGAGAAGGTATTGATATTGCAAATCAAATAAAAGCTAGAGAAGAGTTTCTACAAACTACCACTAGTGGTGTCATGGATGCATCCCAAGATGCTGAACTCAATGAGATGAAGAGACATCAAACAAGACTCAAGTCTCAACAAAGAATATTACAAGACAATAGAAAAGGTGTAATTGAAGGCATCCGAAACTTTAAAATTAATTTTGCGGGTATGAAAGATAGTTTTAATTCTTTTGTAGATACTCAAAAAGAATCTATTAGTAAAGGTGAGTTATCTGCAAAAGGTCTTGCTGGTTCATTCAAAGATGACTTTACTAGACTTGCAGGGCCACTTGGTGGTATCCTATCTCAAATTCCATTCCTAGGCACTATTGCAAAACTAGGTAAATCTATCTTAATGAGAATAGTTATAAGAGCAAGAGATGCATGGGTTAGATGGCGTTCAGACAAAGCTACTACAAAACTGCAAATGTCTTTGCAAAAGAAAAAAGAGATTTCAGAAAAGAGAGCACAAAGAAGAATGGTTAAAGCTGCAAAACAAGGAGCCCCAACTCCTGCAGCTGCTGGTGGTGGTGGTGATAAGAAAGGTGGTGGTATGATGTTAGGAATGAAAATTCGTGCAGTTGGAACAGCACTAGCAACAGTATTACCATTACTTGGCCCCGCACTTCTTGCATTCGGTGGTTCATTTGCAGCACTTGCCCCACTTGCAGGGCCAATGGTTGTTGGTGCTGGTGGTCTTGCACTTGCAATTGCAGCCTTAGGTGTTGGAGTTGGTGTTACATTAGCTGCAATGGCACTTGGTGTTTTGGCAATGGGAAAAGCACTCCCAGTTCTATCAAAAGGGTTTGAATCATTTAGTGACTTACCAGCAGATGACATAAGATACAACATCTCAGAGATTGGTAAGTCTATGGGATGGTTATTAGGATTAAGTTTAATTGCCCCTCTAGCAAGTCTTGCTGGTGCGGTGTCTGGTGGTATACCTAAACTTGCAACATCATTTAAAGCATTTTCAACTGAGAACATAGATGGTGCAGACATTGGTCAAAACATCACTAATCTTGGAGCAGGGATGGAAGCACTTGGTGCAATATCAACTGGTAGTTTAGGTGCAGCGTTTAAAGGAATGATTGGTGATTTCTTTTCTGGTGATGGGCCTGGGCCACTGGAGAAAATGGCAAATGACCTCAAACACTTTGAAAATCTTGATGGTGATAAATTAATTTCAATAGGGCCTGGAATTACAGCAGTAGCAGAAGGTATTGCAGCAATGAATGCTGGTGAAGGTGGTGCAATGGATAAGATTGGTTCTGGTCTTAAATCTTTCTTAGGTGGTGGTACAGTAGACTCACTTAAAGCAGTTGCAGAATTACCAGACACATTAGCGACTAAAGCAAATGCAATCAAAGCAGTTGCAGATAGTTTTAGTATCTTAGGTACATCATTAAAAGGAATATCATCAGATAACCTTGAAATGCTTGAAGATACAATGGATGCATTAAGTTCTAGACGAGGTGATCTCTTGATTACTCCTTCTGTTCAGATTGCAAGTGTTGAAGGAATGGCAATGCCAGTAAGTATGATAAGTGGTGCAGCTCTTGCAGCGGGTACGATAGGATCAACTACTGGTACAGTAATTGTAAATAATGTTTCAGCTCCAACCACTCAAAATAATATAAACAATACTCAAAATGTTAGAGCTACTGGGACTGCAAGATCAGAACAACTAGTTCAACAAACACATTAAAACAATTGATCTGCTGAACAAGTATCAGCTTCTCTACAAATCATTAGTCTATGTTGAAACTCTAGTGGTTCTACCCACTCAAATTCCAATGGTAACATTATAGGTTCAAGCAAGAAGTCTGTTCCAGCAATCTGTTGACATCCTATAAGAGAAGCCATCATCACACCCATATATAAATAATTTTTCATTTTATACCTCTTTCCAATTTAAGTTTATCATAACCCTCATCATCCAAATGTGTAACGGCTAACCATGCATGAGTCATTTCATCACCTGTTCTACTACCACCAACTACCCATTGATCTGGGTCTGGATTGTTGGGATTATTACTTGTGTTATCATACCATTGTTTCAATACTATTACTGCACCTGTAGGAAGTAGTGGTGCAACATCTGGTTCAAACAAATGACTATGATGCCATACTGCACTCCAATTACTAATCTGACTTATTGGTTCAGTTCTGCCTGTCTCTGGATAAAATATCTCCATACTTGCAGCGTTCATTCGTAAATGTCCATGAGGTTGATAACTGTCAATCCTTACTGGATGGTCAAATGAATGAAACCCTTGAGTCATGTAATAGTCATTAGGTGGGATGACAATATCTTCCTGTTTACTAATCCTATACAAACTTAGGTCTTGTTTATACTTTAATTCTTTACTCTCTTCTTCTGAATATAACCAGAGACCAATCTCAACAACATTATCCCTAATCATACTGTCTGGTGCCATTGCACCCAACCCGCCGGGAAACATGTGAATGTCCCATAATACTTGTGCATTTGCTGGTAAGGTTCTACAGACACCTGTAGGTACTATTTCACCCCATTTACCCATTGCATATTCTGTTAACATACCATACCTCTCACCATCAACATGAACAGATGAGTTTGCATGATGAACAACAGACTTTGCATCACCTCTAGGTTTAACCTGTACTGCACGAATACAACGATCTTCTGTTAACCCTGTATCAACATAGTGTTTATGCCACATGTCATTACCACTCGCTGGTATGTCTATTGGTATTGATGGGACAACTAAGTCTGGTTGTCCAAGATCAACAAAGTTCCATGCATCTAAATCTCTCGTGCAACACCATAAGACAATTTCAACATCTTTATCACCATAAGGAGAACCACTTCTTACCCAATCAACTACCACATCAATGTCGTTTTGTGGTAGTCTCCAATCACCTTGTAGGTCTTGAATACCTATCCCATGATCGTATGCATAAGGTGGCATTTCTCTGGTTGATATTTTGTGTTGTATTAGAGGAGCCCAAGGTCTTACTTGTTCATAAGACTCAAAACTCATTGGCCCTATCCCACCTTCTCTATGACATACAACACAATTATTATTGATTATTGATGATACTCCATCAATATAGGTGGGTTCGTCCGCGTATACTTCTCTAGCTACCACCAACAGCATTACAGCCGATAGTACAACTATTAAAAATTTCATTTGTAATCCTCTGAATTCTCTGGATGAGAATTAAAGTGTTGAATCCAGCCCCACTACCCGCCGTCAACTTACTCCACACTGCCGCATAGGAGCATTGCCTCGAAGTATCTTACCCCTTCATCATGTATTTATAAAAAATCAATAATGGATAAGATTAAACATCATTCGCCAGCTTCTCAAAGTAAGACATTGAGTTACCATCTGTCTCAGCAAATGGTATGTCTGTCTCATTGACAGTTGGCATTGGTGATGGTTGTGCAACATCAGTAAGATCATCTGATCTACTGGATGCAGTTCCAGTTGCTACTGCAAGTCCTAGAACTCTGTCTAGTTTCTCTTTCAATTCGTCATAAGACTTGAATTGATCTGGTGCAATAACACCAGCAAGAGAATGTTGAGAGTTCCAAGTTGCTTCCAACTGGTCTTCGTCTTCAAACAAAGGTTTTGGTGAAGTGAATTCGGACTTATCATAGTTCCAGAATCCATCTACTTTCCTTACCTTCACTTTGAAACTAGCACCTTCCCATAAGTCAAAAGGATTAACAGGAGTTTCATCCTCAAATGCTGGTTGCATTTTATCCTTTAACATTTCAAAGATTTTCTTCCCAAATCTGTATAGGAATACTTTACCTTCGTTTTCTGGATGTGCTGGGTCAGATACCACATAGATGTTAGAAACATAGTGTAACCTTCGTTTCTGTTTCCTTGCAATATCTTTATTGCTTTCAATACCAGTGTTCCAGAGTTCAGAATTGTAATCTGAAACTGGGTCGTTTTTGGTAAGAGTAGTCAGAGACTTCTCTATGTACCAACCGCCTGGCCCTTGAAAACCATGATCCCAATATTGAACCCACGGCATATCTTCCCCATTAGGAGCAGGAAGAAATCTTATTTCGGCAAATCCATTTCCAGATTTATCCATTTCGATTTTCCAGAATCGGTCATCTACATAAGATTTTTGGGTATTGTTACCACCAGAGGTTTCTAGTGATTTTTGTAGTGTATCAAAGCCACTACGACTTCTTTTTAAGTCTTGAAAAGACATAATATTTTCCTCATTTTAATTGTATTAATCGTATAACACTATATTAGTTAATGGATGAACTGTTAATTCATCCTTCATATAATAATAACTTATGTTTTGAAATCTGTCAAGTAAAAGATTCAGTTGACTGGTTTGACTTCCTTCTAATGAGTTAGGGTTGTCTTCCCCTTCTCTTAGTCTTTCGTTCTCACCAGTATGCCCATCATCTCTTGTATAACACTGAGTTCCAGCATAAATGTTATTATAAGTATTTATATCATAATTCCAGATGGAATCGAATCCAACATAAACTATGTTATCATACTTTCCTGTCATGGAAGCCATTGCAGCTGCACTGGTTCCACAAAAGAAATTCTCGAATAAGAAGGGATCATCTTCTGGCCCCTTCACTTCTTTAATCTTGTAATCTTCCTCTACTCCTATTGCTTGCATCTCTAAGATACCTACATTACCATTACCCTTTCCATGCATAGTGACATGTGTATGTTGAGGTAAAAACCACTCTCTCACTGGTGTATCCATAGTTTGTTTAATTGTTGGGTATTCATCAGTTCTATTTAATGGGTCTTCCCATATTCCAGAGAAGTAACACTCATGATATTTTGGATATTCACTCTCACAGCACTCTCCCATGATACTTACATCTACTATGGTTAAGTAATCACAGTGGTAGTCTCTAAACAGTGCATTACAACCCCATATGTCCCCGCCAAGCACTCCTAAGTCTAACCCAGTCCTAGACATCCCATTGCCTACCACATAACATGTCCTTAAACTGTCAAGATTGAGGTAAGAAATGGATGGATTCAAGATATTTTGTGTCTCTGATTGAGGTGCATTACCAATACTTTGTTGAAAAAATTGTTGGTTAAAGTTGTGTTTATCGTATGTCATGTCCAAACTTTTCTCATAATATCTGTTATTTTTAATACATCATATGGTACAAATGGTACTAATTTCTTCATTCTTAACTTAACTTCTGGCCAAACATATTCTTCATCTATGGATAAATTATCGGTGAAGGATAATTTCCGTTCTGTAAGTGCATAAGTGAGTGGATGAATACTTCTGGATAGAATACACTTGACAATAGTGGGATGACTAGTAGGATCAACATGAAACAAATCGTCAATACTCCCGCATTGTGTTTTAAGAAACTCTTGATCTTGTTCAAAGGAATAAGATAAAGATTGTATATACTTCTTGTAATTCTTGAAATTAGTGTCTGCTGTTGCATCCATTAGGTCTCCAATCCATGAATCTTCATACATGAAATTTGATATGAAGAATTCTTTAAGTTCTTTGTCGTATAACCTTCCAAGTCTTGCAAAATGAAATCTATCGTTCCTCTTAAGGAATGAATCAAAATTTGTGTTAACTTTTCCATTGTATTTTATGTAGTCGTAGTCTGAATTAAAATGTAATTTGAGACCAAGATAGAGTTCATAGGCATTATACCCTGTCCTTGAATCTACCATATGTGTGACCTTCTACGAGCCTCCCATTCTTGTTTCTCCATTTCCATTTGTCTCTTTCTCTTCCTAACTGCCTCATTCTTTCTTCGTTGTCTGAGTTCAGAAGGTTTAACAAAGAACTCTCTTCGTCTACACTCTTGGATGATACCATCCCTTTCTACTTTCTTTTTAAACTGTCTTAATAATACATCAAATGGTGGTGGGCCTTTCTTCTTTTGAAACTTCTTATTGAATTTCTTATTCCTACTATAACCTTTTTGTTGTTGAGGTCTTCTATTGTATGCCATTATCTACCCTGTCCACGATATTTCTTATGAGATTTTCTTTTGTTTTTATTCATTGTTGACATTGCAATTCTAGTTCTTCTACCTCTGCCACCTGTACCTTGTGATGTCAATTTCTTGTGACCCTTCCATTCTCTGTTCCATACTGATCTAAATAACCTTGCCATTGTTCAGTAGTGAGTTTGGGTCTTTCTTTAGTTCTTTAATCTTGTTCATAGTCTTGACATGGTATGAATGCACTATTCGTTTCTTCTTAAAGTCCTTGTTAAATCGTTTATTTGTTATTGGCATTATGTTTCAAAGTTTGTTAGTTTGCCTTTTCCTTTTTTATTGTCTTTGATGAAGTGTAACTCCACAGCATCTGCTTCTATCTTAGCCTTTAAAGGTGGTGTTATTAGATGTTTCACTGATTGTGGGTCTAAATGATTCATTTCACAAAATGCTACTATGGCATCTATATAATTCATTTTCTTGTCTGCAACCATTTCTTCTATTGCAACAGAAAATCTCTTCTTTGTTAATATCACTATTCTATTATCTCATGAATCCTGTATTTGTCAAGTCTTTTATACCCCATATAACTCTTTATATTCTTGCCTAAGTGAAACTAATCGGTCTATCCACTTCTGATTAGGAGTATCTACAAACAATTGAGAAGTACCATCTGACACGGCAATAAGGGTCACTATTTGTTCTATATCTTTCCCTGTTCGTTCTTCAAACATCTTTGCATATGCAGTCTCTTGACAATAGTAGTTCTCAATCCACTCTGGTCTCTTTCTCTTTGCACTTGTTTTAAAATCAATTACTGCAAGCCTACCATTCCATTCTGCAATACAATCAACCCTACCAGCAAGTTGTAGTTCATCACCATAGAGTGCAGACTCTAATGCATGAATCGTACCTATCTGGTCAAGTAATTTCTGTGCAGTTTTAAATGCATACTGGGTTGTGGGCATTGCCGTTTTCCACTTCTCTTCAAAAGTATCTCCACGAATATAATCCTCTACTAATTGGTGAAAGGATGTTCCATGTCTACTTGCTGAAGTGGATATCTTATTGGCCTTTTCTGACCCTACTCGTTTTCTCCATTCCTTGATTGCTTTCCTATTTGCAAGTCCAGTTACAGAAGTAACAGATGGATAATTATTACCATCTGGTGTGGTATAATATCTCTTTCCATCTATATTAGTTGTAGGGAGTTTGTGGAAGGTATCTTCCAGAATTTCAAATTGTTTCATGTTATATCTTTAAGGTTGTGTTTCTTTATTACTTTGTCTCGTCTGACATCAGCTGCAGTTCTAGTTTTAACCTGTCTTGCAAGATCAGATTGTGGATGACCATCAGCAACCTTATGTAAGACTTCATTAAACCCACCATGACCACCTAGATTGGTTCTTTCACCAGACCTACTAATGAAGTTAGGTGCAGATGGTATTTGTTTAATATCTGGATTGTCTTTAAGGTACTGTTCTTTTTGAGAGATCGACATGAACTCTTCAAAGTATTCGTCAGTCTTCTGGTTGTATAATTCGTAGGTTGGCATTTAATTCTTGTAGGTGACTTATCTTAGTATTCAATTCTAATATTCTTTTGTGGGAGTCGGCAAGTTGTTTCTGTAAGTCTTTAATGTTACTTTCCAGTATCCTTTTGTCGTTCATGTCTCTTTTTCCTTACTCTTAGAACTGCTTCTATTAAAACTTTTTCCTTCTCTGTAAATACATCAAAGGTTTTTGGGCCCCATACAGTACCAAAACGAGTAAGCTTCTCTGATGCAGTTAAACAATGGTTCCATACATCATCTTCGGCATTACCCTTTCTATCTTTCTCGAATAGTTTTCGACTACATCTGAGTGATTTAGTCTTGTGGTTGTCTGCATAACTGGCTAGTTCCCTACCAATTTCTGCAAGTTTTAACTCTCCCTCACTTATATCATAATATCCCATATTTCACCTGTGAGTGTTAAATTTATATTGTTGTTATTATACTAAAAAATGTACCCATAAGTCAACTAGAATTATCGGTTGGAAAAGGAATAACATTGCCCCTTTCCTCTTTCTCCTTTTGAAGTTCTTCTTCTATTGCTTCAATATCGTCTGTAAGTTGTTGTGGTACTGGATACCCTAGATTCTCTAACATGATTACAAGTTCTTCTGGGTCTGGAAGTTCATCCATTAAATCTTCTTGCCAATCTACTATGTCCTGTCCATCATCTTGCATTAATCCTTGTCTAGTTCTTAAATATGTATCGGCAATTAATGATAAATGAGTACATGCACGATATAACCCTAACCAATTAGGATCAAAATCTGTTGGAGTCTTAGGTTCATCTGCAAATGCAAGAGACACTTTCTTAAACCACCC